GTATCCGGCCAGTGCAGCCGCGCAGGCCTTGTTGTACTCGGCCCATGCAGCCGCGCGGGCCTTCTCGTATTCGGCCCGTGCAGCCGCGCAGGCTTTGTCGTACTCGTCCCGTGCAGCCGCGCGGACCTTGTCGTACTCGACCCGTGCCGCCGCGCTCAACAGATTGCGTGCGGCCCAGTCCCAATCGAACTTGTCGAAGTGTTCGACGGCGAGCGCTTCGGTGACGATGACGCTTCCGCCGAACATCGCCTTGAACAATGCGCGCTGCTCGGTGCATGCGCCCTTCAATGCCGATAATTTCAATTCTCGCATTTCGTCTTCTCCTCTTTCACTTTCCAAAAGCGTGCGTTTCCGTCCGCCTCGCAGACGAAACCGTATGCTGTGCCATTGATCTCGCAGCGACCGTAGCGCTTGCCATTGACCCCGCGCGTGATCGTCGCTGGCCCGAGAGTGCCGGCGAGAGAGACGAGGGCGAAATACTCGCCGAGCGGATCGATGTCGATCGCGGCGCGGAATTGCTCGGGAAGATCGCGAAGCAAGGTGTTGCGCTTGATGATAGCCTTGGCGCGTCGGATCTTCGCGCGCAGCTCGGCCCTTGCCGCACTGGCCTTGCTCGCTTTCTTCTTCGGCCGCTTGTAGTCGGCGCGCGTCAATGTCGCCCATGTGCCTTCGCCGTCGTCGTACCACTTGTATTCGACGTCGCCGAGCCATGCGCGTCCGTAACGCTTCGCCCGGCCGCCGGCGCCGCCGACTTCAGCGGCGAAGAAAGGACTACCGTCGATCCAGACGCGGTCTTGTGTGATATGCGCCGCGAACTTGTCGGGACGAAGGCCAAGGGTAGTGAGTTCGTGGCGTTTGATGCGCGCCCGGACTTCCGGCGTGCAGGCAAGGCGGACGGGGTTGACCGCCTCCATCGGGTCTTTCCAGCAGTGTTTCGAGAAGTCGCGGTTGTCGCGCCAGTGCGCCCTTGCTGCGGTCAGTATTGCCAGATCGGCCGCATAATCGGCGTCCGTGTACGTCATTATCGCCTCGCTTCATTATGACAAAAATGCCATTACGCCCCGTCCAGCCATGTTGTCAACCCTGATGAAGTATTTTGCTTTGCTCGCGCATACGCGCTCGCGCCTCGCCCGGGCACTCGCCCTGACTGACAGACAGGGAACCCCTCCTATGGGGTGGGGGGTGTTCCCCCCCTGTGTCCCTGTGCAGTCAGTCCGGGCTCGTCAGTGCCGGGACTGACAACTGACAAACCGCTGACAGTCAGTCTTGTCAGTTTTCTAGCAGAATAGTTTCGTGCGTATGCGCGTCGCGCGCGTGCAGGTGTAGCGGAACTGGCCGACCCCTCCCTTGTCGACTGGCTGGTCTCCGCTTCTGAGGCTGGCAGGCGACGAGGCTTCGCGGGCTCTCGGGTGTGCGGGATGGCCAATCAGTTTCAAAATGCAACTGGTTTCAAAATGCAACTGATCGGCGTACCGTCCCCCCTATCCAGAAAATCTAATTGTTTCAAAGACATGCAAGACACACTCCCTACCTCCAAAGCCATAAGCTCAGGCTAATTGATCATAAGCTCAGGCTAATCGAACAGGGCGCGGCGGGTATCAGGTTACCTGTCTATGCAAGTTCCATGCCACGTTGGGTAAGGCGGGGGACCGACTGGGTGAAAAATTTTTTATAGCCCCCGCGCTAATCGCCGACAAATTTTTGAAATTACGAACCTTTTTGCTCCCCTCTTGCTCCGACGAAAAAGCAGAGCTACACTGAAACCGAAAAGGAGACCCCGACCATGGCCTACGTATCTCCCCTGGCATTTGCCGCCCTGATGCTCACCGCGACAGGGACATCCTCGGTGCAGATAGTCTCGCAACCGCCGTCGGTCGCCGGAGATGGCCGTCGCGTCTTCCACAAGCGAAGCATGGCTCGCGCCTTGGGGCTTAAGTCCGGGGGCGGCAATGCTTTTATGAAGACGATGCAGGGCAAAGGGCTTGGATCTGGACTGCCCGAAAATCTTCGCGAAAAGATCAACAATCCTCTGAATTTCAAGCCTCTGACCCAGGATCTCGCTCACGGCTATGATGCCGATGTGCTTGACGGGCGGCCCAGCGCCAGCGTAACTGCCATGGCCTCAAGGGGAGAACGTCATGAAGCAGGATGATTTCAAGCCTTATCTCGCGTCGCTGTCGCGGCACGCGATGACCGCGATCTCTGGTATCCTCGCCGCCAATGGCGTGGCCATGGGATCGGACCTCAAGGGACAGCTCTCCAGTTTCGTCAGCGCCGGCATCGTCCTTGCCTTCGGTGTGCTGTGGAGCTTCGTCGACAAGAACCAGCGCGCGAAGGATGCGGTAGGCCTTCTTCCCCCGACCGACGTCAGCGCCTTGGCCTCGACGATCGCCGAGCTTCACCGTACCGGCGCCAGTGCCCCGGTCCTCCAGGCCCTCGCCGGTTCGCTCGGGAATATCGTCGCCGCCGAGGCCGCACAGAAGCAGACCGTCGAAGCCGTCAAGACGCTTTCGGCGCAAGCCGCTACGCAGCGCCTGGCCGCGCCGCCGCAAGGACCTTTCGCATGAAGAAATCTCTGCTCATCTGCGCGCTCGCGCTTTCCGCCTGTGCGACGACGCCGCAGGCGCGGCAGCGCGGCGTCTATGCGATCGAGAGCGACTATCGCGCCGCGCTCGCTGCGGCCGTGGCCTATCGGCGGCTTCCGCCCTGCGGCGGCGTGGTCAGGATCTGCGCCAGCGGCAATATCCTCGCACAGTTCCGCGACGCCAATCACAAGGCGCTCGCCGCGCTCAAGGCCGCCGAAAGCGCCGTGCGCGCCGCGCCCGACCAGCCTTCGACGCAGCAGCTCATCGTCCAGGCATCGCAACTCGTCGCACAGTTTGCCGCGCTCGTCGCCGGAGCGGCGAAGTGATCGCGTGGGCCGTGGCGGTCCTCACCGTCTCCATAATCCCTCTCGTCATCATCCTTGGCCTCATCGTCGCCGGGCTTGTCGTTCGTGGCTTCAACGCCTTGTGCGGGCACTTCGACGACCTTTGACAGCGCACGGCGAGCGCGCTATTCATCGCCTCGCGTGACAGGGAGACCGGGAATGCCCGCCGACACAGTCGTCTTCATCCTCCAGGCGCTCGAAGCGCTCCCTTCGCTTGTCGCGGCGGGGGCCGACGCCTACGGCTATGTCGTCACCACCAGCGCCGCGACGAAGCTGATGGCCGCGCAGAACCGTGGCCCGACCGATGCGGAGTGGGCGGCTCTCGACGATTCGATCGCGGCGCTCACCGCGCAGCTCGACAGTTAAGGAGGCGTTCGTGCTCACCGACCTTTCCGTGGCAGCCGCCGTACTCGAAGCCTGTCAGGACATTCTCGCCGAGGGCGGCGCGATCGATGCCAGGGTCCTCGCTTCGATCACCGCCGGCATCCGCCAGTGCGCCGGGCGCCCCGTCATGCCTTCCGAGGCCGTGGCGTTCGAGAGCCTCGTCGCGCGGCTCCGTGCTGCCAACGATCTTCCTGTGGAGGAGCCGAAGCAATCCTCTCCTCTGCCTCCGACACCTCCGCAGGAAGAACCCGAGGAGACGGAAGCCCCCACAAAAAGACCCCGAGGAGCCTGACGAATGACCGCGACGACCACCGTAGCCATCAACGCCTCGACGTGGACCGCCGTAGCCACCGGGCTTACGTCGGTGCTCATTCACGCCGAGGACAGGCTTCCCTTCGAGTTCGTCAACGCCGCCGCGACGCCGTCGCCCAACTCGCCGGCAAGTTCGGGGACGCGCGTCGGTGAGGTAGAAGGCCACGCCGTCTCCCTCACCAGCATCACCGGCAATGTCTACGCGCGGTCCTGCTCGCCCGCCGGCGGTGTGCTCACGGTAACAGGCTGATGCGCGGTATTCCCCGCTTCGGAAATTTCGCGTCGAGGTTCACCTTAAATCCGCTTGCGCCGTCGATCGCTGCCGCCTCCGCCCTCGCCCTCGTCCAGTCGGGCAATGTCGCCTTCGACTGGAACCCGGCGACGCTGGCGGCGGCGGACGGTGCGGCGCTGAGCGACTGGCCGGACGCGGTCGGCGGCATCACGGCGACGACGCCGTCGGGACAGCCGACCTTCAAGGCGAATGCCCTGAACGGCAAGCCGGGCGTGCGCTTCGCCGGCAGCCAGTATTTCGACATCGGCCGCCCGACCGCGCTCATGAACCTGATCGGCACGGGCACATTCACGATCATGGTCGCCTGCACCAATCTGGTGGCGGGCGCCAATGCAATCGCCAGCGCGTTCGGCGCGGGCGACGCGAGCGGCGGTCTCTGGTTCTGCTGCAACACGACGAACATCGGCCTTTATTCGGGCACCGGCGGGAGTATCCCCAATCCGCTCGGCACGTCCGATCTCTACCTCCTGTTCTATTCGGCGCGCACCAGCAGCTTCAATCGCGTGCTGAGCGGCGCCAACGGCACGTCCTTTGCGCCTGCCAACACGCCGAAGACCTCCGGCACCCTCGATTGGGGCATCGGCACCGGGCGCCACGACACGACGGGCAACGGCAATACCTACAGCTTCCGGGGCGACATCCTGCGCATCCTCGTCTGGAACAGCCATTTGCCGATGGTCGATATCATCCGCCAGACGCGGAACTTCTTCACTTATTACGGCAAGCCGCTGCCCTGGGCGGGCGTCAACAAATATCTTCTCATGGACGGCGACAGCATCACGGCAGGGACCGGCGCGAGCAACACTGTCGCGTACAGCTATCCCTATCTGACCGCCGCCACCCTCACCCGCGCGCTAGGCACATGGTCGAACACCGGGCGCCCCTCCGCGCAGATGACCGACCTGAACAACGACTTCGCCACCCAGTTCACCGGCTTGTCGGGGGCCGACGCGCTCGGCATCCCCGTGGTCGGCACGATCATGGAGTTCGCCAACCAACGCACGGCCGGGGCGTCTCTCTACACGGACACGGATGCCTATTTCGCGGCGGCCAAGACGCTCGATCCGACATGGAAGGTCGTGTTCCTGAACTCGACCGCGCTGGGCGGTTCGGGGAGCGGATCGGCGGCGGGCGACCAGACCAGCCTTGGCGGCCCGAACAGTACGGTCGGCAACAACCGCGCCGCCCATGCCGCGCACTATGTCCTCCCCTATACCAACATGGACGCGCTGGTCGACCTGTTCTCCGATCCGAACGTCGGTGCCATCGGGGCCAATCCCTATTCGGGCACCTGGCCGACCACGGACTTCTTCGACGCGACCCATCCCTATGGCGTGGCCGCCCAGAACGCGGCGCACGGCTACGCCCGGATCGCGGCGATGACGGCGGCCGTTGTGGGGCCATTGCTATAGGAGAAACAGATGGCCGAAGTAATGATGCACCGCTCGTCCTTCATTGAAGCAACGAGCTATGACAGGGCGAGCGGTGATCTTGAGATCACTTTCGCCGACGGAAAGACCTTCCGCTACGAGGGCTTTCCGCCAGCGACCTATACCGCCTTCATCACCAGCCCGTCGAAGGGACGCTTCTTCCACATGCGCATCAAGGACGCATTCGCCGCCGAGGAAGTCTAGTGGCTGACGACGTCCACGCCCGGCTCTTCCGCAAGCTCTATCATGACAGGGTTCTTGCCCACGAAGTCATCTTCCGCCACAGGCACCCGCAGCGCACCAAGCCGTTTCATGAGGCAATGATCTCCGACTGGCATGACGAGCAGGTACCCCATCTCCTCAACATGGCATTTCGCGGTTGCGCGAAGTCGACGATCGCCGAGGAAGCGGTGACGCTGCGCGCCGGCTTCCGCGAGTTCAAGAACGGGCTTCTCATCGGCGAGACTGTCGATCGCGCCGCCGAGCGCCTTCACGCGATCCGTCATGAGATCGAGACGAACGACCGGCTTGCCGAAGTGTTCGGCGACCTCAAGGGGCCGGTGTGGACCGATACGGAACTTGTCCTCTCCAACGGCATACGCATCATGGCCATGGGGCGCGGCCAGGCGCTGCGCGGCATCAAGTTCGAGGACATGCGGCCCGATGCTGTCTTCTGCGATGACATCGAGACCAAGGACAGCGTCAACAGCCCCGAGAAGCGCAAGAAGACCCGATCGTGGTTCTTCGCCGAGCTTCTCCCCGCCTGCGACCCCGATGCCTTCATCCGCATGGCGGCGACGCCGCTCGACAGCGACGCGCTCGCCCTGCGTCTCTTCACGACACGCGGCTGGAAGTGCCGGACCTACCCGATCGAGTTCCTCAACGCCGACGGCCAGCGCGAGGCGACATGGCCGGAGCGTTTCCCGCTCGACGTGATCGACGAACTTCGCGAGCGCTTTGCCTCGCAGGGTCTCGCCGATGATTTCCACCGCGAATATCTCTGCGAAGCAGTCAGCAAAGACAGTCAGATGTTCAAGGAAGAACAGCTCCGTGTCGATCCCCAAATCAGGACATGGCAGGCGGTCTATGCGATGTTTGACCCGGCGCGCACCATCAATGCCAAGTCGGCAACGACCGGTTATGCGTGCTGGAGCTGGATCGGTTCCCGGCTTGTCGTATGGGACGCATGGGGCCGCCAGCTTCTTCCCGACGAGATCGTCAATGAGGTCTTCAACTGTGCGCTGAGCGACACCCTGCCTCCTGTGTGGATCGGCGTCGAGGAAGACGGCCTCAACGAATTCCTCCTCCAGCCGATCAGGCAGGAGCAGGTGCGCCGGGGCGTCGCGGTCCCCTTCCGCGCGATGCGCGCGCCGAAAGGGAAGCTCGATTTCATTCGCGGGCTCCAGCCTTTCTTCAAGGCGGGCGAAGTCGTCTTCGTCAAGGATTTGCCAGACCTCCGCGCACAGCTTCTCGGCTTCCCGACCGGGCGGATTGACGTGCCCAATGCTCTAGCCTACGCGCTCAAACTTAGACCTGGGATGCCGATTCATGAGCACTTCTCACGGCGACATATCGTCGAAGACCTTTCTCCGGTACGATCCGCGCAGTTCTTTTTGGTGGTCAATGCTACGCGGTCCCTCCTCGCCGCCGCTCTCGTGCAGTACTGTGACGGCCGTCTCAGCATCATTGAGGACTGGGTACGAGAAGGCGATCCATCTGACACCTTACGGGAGGTCGTTGCTTCGGCGCAGTTGGTGGCCGGCCAACGAGTGATGCTTGCCGCCGCGCCGGTTCATTTCGATCAATACCGCAATGTAGGACTCTGCCAGGCCGCCGCGCGCATTCCTGTACCCGTGCAGCGTTCAACACCACCCGAGCATGGCCACGCCTCTCTCGCTGGCTTCATGCAACGCGAGCATCGTGGCTTCCCTTGCTTTCAGGTATCAAGCCGTGCACGCTGGACGCTCAACGGCTTGTCTGGCGGCTACACCCGCAGCATGAAGAATGGCGTACTTTCCGAGATCGCGGAGGACGGTCCTTACAAGGTCCTCATCGAAGCAATCGAGAGCTTTGCTGGCCTCACCGATGCAGGCTCGCTTTTCGATAGCGACGAGGATATGAACTACGCCGTGCTCCCTTCCGGGAAGCGATACCTGAGCATGAAGAGGTAGACCGTGGCCGACGATGCCGAGAAGAAGGCCGAAGCGCCCGGCCGCGACAAGGAGTATTCTACTCAGTCGCGCATCCGCACGACTGCGCTCAAGATCGCGAAGGGCGTCGAGAAGGGTTTCGAGGACCAACAAGATCGTGCCGAGTCCAACATGGACAATTGGGACGCCTACAATTGCGTCCTCTCTGACCGGCAGTTCTACAATGGCACGTCGCAGCTTTTCCTCCCCTTCGTGAAAGATGCCGTTGAGGCGCGTAAGACTCGCTATACCGGCCAGCTCTTCCCGCAAAACCAGCGCTACGTCGAGGTGACGAGCGAGAACGGCGATATTCCTCAGGCGAGCATGTCGCTACTCGAACATTACGTCCGCACGCGGCAGATCAGATCGCGTGTCGTCCGACCGCTTCTCGTCAACGGTGACGTTGAGGGCCAGTATTCGATTTATGTCGGCTGGCGCGAGAGCAAGCGCAATGTCGTCTCCAAGGTCTCTTCTCCCCTCGTTGTCGACGGGATGGAAGTGCCCAGCGACATCGAAGCGCCCATCTAGGAGATGGAAGAAGAGGAGATCATCGACGCGGGCCCCGATGTCGAGGTTCTTGCCGACAATGACCTCCTCATCCTCCCTGCCACCGCGCAGAGCATCGAGGATGCCTTCGACAAAGGCGGGTCGGTCACGGTCATCCGCCGAT